TCTACACCATCATATCGCTTGATAAACTCACGACAATCACGAACAGTTCCAGGTTCAACAGATTCAACATATTCACCTTCAAGAGTTTTGTACTTTGTTTTCTTGTTAGATGGGACAAAAAGAGTCGGGTAAAACTTCTCCCGAGTCATGAAATGGCGACCATTTTCATAACCTCGGACCAAGAAGTGATCCCCGACCATTTGGACGTTCGTGTAAAATCTCATTCTGTAAGTTTCAGATACTCTTCAACAACTTCTGGGGTAGGGTCTGCGATAGTCAGAATATCTTCTGACCGAATCATCAGTTCCCTTTGATTTGTTGCTTGTGGCCAGGGTTCATACTTACCTTCGCCAAGGAAACGATATGGGTTGACTAGTCTACAGTTTGGATCACCAAGTTCTGCGTCAACCTCAACAACCTCACTGATGAGAACATTATCTACATCAACGAGGAGACACTTAACTGCTTTGCTCATTAACTTTTTCCTGATACATTTCAGATACAGACGACAAGGGTTCCACAATCGTTACGACCCAATCTTTGGGAACAACGATGTCATCATCGGAAGACAACAAGATCCAAGGAGAGAATACAATCTCAACGTTGTCATCAGGTGCTTCATTCTCTTCAGTCAAGAAGAGTGCTTTTTGTGTGGCAACCTTATGCGGTTTATTTAGAAGGTATCCGTGAACAACCTCATCCTGTACAAGTTCTTTGGCATCAGAGATGAGTTGCTCGCCAGACTTCAATAGGACTAATTTAACGGACATGTCAGAATATCACCTGTCGGCATTATAGCATAAAAAAGAGGGTGTTACCACCCCCCTTCTTATTATGAGTATTAAGGTCTGAAAACTAACAAGAGTTTTTCTCATTGAATACTAACTAAAAAATTTGAAGATGGTTGAGTATTAGGAATTGAACACTTACAAGAGTGTTTCCGACTGAATACTAACTAAAAGATTTGAAGATGGTTGAGTATTAGACGCTGAATACTAACTAGAGTATTATCCGCTGAATACTAACGAAGACCATCCTCAACAATCATTTTCCGAAGTGTATACCAAATCTTCTGTGTCATCTTATCAACTTTGGTGCGTGCTTCTTTCAATTTATCATACTCCTCATATGACATACCAACTTGAAAGTCTGAAGTATTGGCAGACTTCTTACCAGGATAGGCGTATTCAGATAATGCACGTCTCATCCAGTGCTTATAGTTAGATGCAGCAACACCTTGATTCATATGATAAGGTTTACATCCAAGATAATGTGCCTTGATGTATTTCCAATTAGGAACTAATCCTAAATCTGGACGTACACGTAGATCACCATTGGGACGAAGAATAGAGTGGACCAAAGTGTAAATGCGATTAGGAACATCAATTTTGATATTTCCTTTTTTATCAAACTTCAAACCAATAGCATGAATCAACTCCATGTCTCCACCAAGATACTCAGTCAGTCTAAGTGCATACTTTTTGATCCACTTTGATACCTCGTCTTCATAATCAATTTTCTTACTAAAACCATATTCACATGTTTTAGCAACATTAATATCTTCGTTAGATTGTTGAATATAATCGAAGATGGATGAATTTTCTTCTTGAAAGGTTTTTAGTTTAGTTGGAATAAACTCTTTCAAAGAATTAAAAGCTTTTTCATCTTCCAATAGAAAGCTTGCAATTGCTCTAGTATCTGCCTCATCGGTTTTAGCATCTGCTTCCACACCAGCAAGTTTTCTTGCTTTTGGTGTAGATTTTTGAGGAAACAATAAGATAGTGATTCCTTTCCTATCTGCATTTTCTTTTAACTCTTCCAATTGATCAAAGTTAAAAGGTTGTGCAAGAGTTAATCTATGCGATTCTCTTAAATGAGCACATTCAACAACTAAAGTATCTCCCTTCTCAAGTCCTGAAATATTCAGGTTAATAAGGTTTTCTTGTGGCAGTTTTCCATGAAACTTGTCATTACCACTATCATAGACATGAACTTTTCCTTGTCCAACGTCTGCTGTAAATAAATTCATAATTTTTTAAGTATAGGGGGGTGAACACTAACGAGAGTGTTACCAATTGAATACTAATAAGATTTCTTCGGTAAGTATTACGACCTGAATACTAACAAGAGTATTTCGCTGTGAATACTGATTGACCCGAGACTGATATTATACCAATAAAAAAGAGGGGCGTCAACTGGATTTTGCCAGTTACCCCTCTGCGGCGACGATATTCTCTAATATTTAGAGATAGTCTTTACGCTGATGGTGTTCTGGCACTACCTTACCAAGAGTTACCGAAAGTAACCCATCCTCAAATGTAACTGATCTAACTTCCGTCTGATCTGATAGATTCCAAGTTCTGGTGAAAGATCGTTGAGCCATTCCTCTATGGAGGTATTCTGCGGCGGGTTCAGTATCATCCCTTCGTCCTTCGACGAAGAGTTTACTGTCTTGTGTGTAGACATTAATTTCTTCTTTTTTAAATCCTGCGAGAGCTAGTTCTAAGCGGTATTCTACGTTGCTTAGTTGAACTAGGTTGTATGGTGGGTAGTTACTTTGCGTCTCATGTAGGGTTGAGAGGCGGGCAAAGTAATCGTCCATGCCAATACTGTACCTATTTATACGATCCATCAGCTCAGGCAGATCCTTCGTATGAAACTTCATTAAGTTCCCCATGGTTATTAGCTCCTTTAAAAGCGAGTTTGTATTGTGTGATCCCCGAAGGCAATCACACATATTTATAGCACGCTTTTATAAATCAGGAGTTCGGTTTACCGATGTTTCTTTAATTTACTCCAAGTGGATTCAACCACTCTACCTCTTCTATTTCGTTTTCTTACTATTGGAACAAATCTTTGATAAGGATCTAACTTATTTTGAAGTTCTGTAGGAATTTGACTCCAAGGAATCGTATAATCAATGGGAATACCATAATTATCATCACTTGGATCCTGTCCACTGAGTATTGCTCTTCTGTTCCCAATGTCCACAAGTGTAGAGGCAGTGTTCTGCAGTTCAGGTATAATATCTAAAAAACCAATATTAACATTCTTATTAAAATTGAATTTATCCTTAACTCTAATACCATTAGAAGTAATTTCATAATTAAACTGACCTAATGCTACCCTTATGGGAGATTGTCTCATTGCTTTGAACTTGTCACCACTATATGCCCTGTCTGTAACTGATCCAGGTGCAATTCCTTTTGTTAATCCTGCATCAATCATATTCAAAACACCTCTATCAAAATCAGCACCAGGAGATTTGGTCATAGGTGTCATGTCACCCTTAGCATATTGAAGGGCAAGAGTACCAGCAGCACCACTTCCAGGTGAAAAAAGATTCACCATATGAGGTGTAGGAGAAAGATTAGCAATTAATCTTTCATCATCAGAGGTTATAGGTGCGGTTCCAACAGCAGCTTGAATCCTAGCATTCATCATTGGAAGATTTGGATATGCCTGCTGAGAAGCGTCAAGTTGTTGATTAATAGGTCTTTGTTTTTCTAATTCAAAAATCTTTGCTCTAAGGTTTTGTCTTTCTGTCTCATATGGTTCTGTCTTTGGTTCTTTATTCCATATCGCATCCATTTCAGCACCGTGTCTTGCCTGCATTCCTTTATGTTTTTCGGGATTATAAACTTCGTCTTTTTTAAGCACTGCGTCCCATTCTCTTTGATGCCTATCCATTGTGGCAATCAATTCAGCATTCCATGCATCTATTGCTGCTGTTTCTTTTGCTTTACTTTCTTTTATCTGTTCTTCTAACTTTCTTATCTCAGCATCAATTCTTTCATTCTCTGATTGTTGAGTTTGTCTTTGAACTCCTCCAAGTGGTGGTGCGTAACCTTGTAGTCCCAACTGACTGTAATTTGGTGCATCAACATCAAATGTATCTCCAAACTGAGTTACAGATACTGAAGATGGCATCACCTCTACACCACCAAGACCCGAAAATGTATCTGTAGGTCCGTCAGGACCTAAACCAGTATATTGAAATGTTTGAGCACTAGAGTTAGCAATGGAACCAGCAACAGGAGTCCAATCACTCTCTTGAATCTGTGTTTCTTCTCTCCAATCAGACTTAAAAGGTCTTGCTATTTCTTCTATTTGTTTTCTTTCTGCTTCCGCTTCTTGCCACTCCTTCAATTTTTGGGCAGCAAGTTCTTTCTGCTCACCAATTTGCCTTTGACGAGTTCTTCTAAAGTCTTTATTGCCTACGTGACGTAATATCCTACTCATTAAAAAAGGAGGTCTATAACCTCCTTATATTTATTCAGTTTCTTCAGTCTTCTTTTTCTTGGCACCAATATTATACTTGGTCTCAAGAATCCAATCCTGCTTATCCTTGTATGCCAACACTTTGATCTGATTCAACGGAGCAATCTGTTGAATCTTTTCTACATCTACAATCTCTACCAGACCCCAATCTGCCAGAAGTTGTGCGATACGATTACGACGCTGGACATCATTCAGCGTCAGGTTGGCGTGCTTACCATCAAGGGCAAACAACTCTTTGAAATGCACCAGATAATATCTACCCTGCTTATGCAGAATATGACATGACTGATAAATCTTCTTTTCTTTCCTAGAAGCGACTCCAATACGGGTCAGAGTTTCACGCACTTTCAAAAAGTCATCAGGTTCTCCAAGAACCACTTCAACCATTTGTTCAGGCGACCACTTCACTTCAGGTTCTTGAACGACACTCATCTTGTTCCTCCAGTATCAAATTTTGATTTAATAAATGTAAGTTGTTCTTTTGTCAAGATCCGTAGTGCTTGTTTTGCCTTCTCATTACTATAACCATAATGACGTTTGACATAATCAAGGTCTTTGATCTTATCTTGTCGGAGCCAGGGAGAAAACCTCTTCTTTTTCCTCAGACTATTTAGATAAAAA